GGCAAACTCACTCAATTTCTGGTTGAGGATGAGTACCTGGTCCTGGTTATTTTCAGCCATCCAGGATCCGTACACCCGGTAAACCATTTGCGCGTCGGTGTGGCCCATTTGCTTCGCGATGAAGTTCGGGTTAGCACCGGCAGCCAACGACCAGCATGCATACGTGTGTCGGGACTGGTATGCTCTGCGATAGCGAATCCCGGCGCGTCGCATTGCTGCTTCCCACGACTGGTTAATCGACCCCACTGCGTAATGATGCCCTGCACGGCCTTTACGCGATCCGATTTGCGGGTTGAACACGAATGTGCACGGATGCACATCAATACGGCCATATTCGCGCAGTTTCACCTCGACCTGATACTGCCTACCCAGGCGCGTTAATTCAGCCTGGCTCTTCAGCACGTCGATCGCCGGCTGAATGAGGTTGATGATACGGTCCGTTCCGGCCTCCGTTTTCGGAAGGGTGAACTCCTTCGTTAACGTGTGGTTCCGGCGGATCATCATCGTACCCGCTTTCAGGTCGATATCTTCCCATGCCAAAGAGACGAGTTCGCCGTGGCGCACGCCGGTGTAAACGGCCAGCGACCACATGTTTTTCAGCTGCTGGTGGGCGCAAGCGTTAATCATCCTGACAAACTCGTCGCGCGTCAGCGGGTCGGGTTCGCATCGTGAACGCTTAAGCATGGCTATGCCGGTGAACGGGTTCACCCGGACATACCCGCTGTCAGCGGCAAACTTAAACATTCCGCCCATGATCTTCATGTAGTTGTTGACCGTTCTTACTGAGCGGCCTTTAACCGGCGTTTTCTGTCCTGCCTTCAGGGTGTGATAACCGGTCAGCAATTCCTTTCTGATAAACAGCAGGTCCTCCTGCGTTACTGCAGATACCAGCCTGTCACCGCCTATCCTTGGCACCATGTTGCGCGCTATAGATGAATAGCGAGACATCGCGTTGGTGCTGATCTCCATGCGTTTCAGTTCAAGCCACTTGTTCGCCAGCTCCAGCACGGTGATTTCCTTGCTTTCCACCCCAAACCTTTTCAGGTTAGGCGAGTCTGGGAATTGCGCTGCATAGTTGAAGTGGCCGGTTTTAATCGAAAAGCACACCGACGCGCGCAGCTCGCCAGCGATCTTTCTGTTTTTTGGTGTATCCGGCACGCCGAGGCTTTCACGCACCCGACTGCCTTTATAGATGAACCATATGCGGAGAGTTCCGCCGTGGTTCTCCACGCCTTTTGGGTATGCTGACTTAGCCATTATTCCCTCCTGACGTCCAAGAGCCCGCTAAGCATAAACGGATCCTCATTGGCGCGCACCTGGCTGTTTCTTTGACATGCTCTCAACCCACTGGTCGACAGCCTTGCGGTTGTACATGCATTCGCTGTTTTTCTTCGGCACGCCGTCCGGTGAGACGTGAAGGTATTCCCGGCCGACCATCCAGCATTTTTTGCGGGCCCGCTGAATAGTTCCCGGGCGAAGTCCGGTAATTTCGACGAGCTTTTCTTCGGTTACCCAGTCGTTGGGCACGATTAAGGTCATTTCGCTCATGGGTGTCTCCAGGCAAAAAGAAACCCGCTCGATGGCGGGTTTAATATTAAGAGATTTTGATTGAGTGCTTAGTTAATTTTTAATTCGCGCTTAGCTTCTGCGACTAAATTACTAAGCAACTTTTCTGAGAGAGTGAGATCCTTTTCTGACGCTTCATAACTTTCTATAGCATCCTCATACCAATCATCCATCATTTTCTTTCTGGCATTAACATAGGCGTCGAGTAAGCTTTTGACTTTGGTGGTTAATGTGAAATCAGCTAACTGCGCTATTCTTTCAAGCTCTTGAAGATCAAGCCAATACTCAGTTCTTAACTTCTCTTCGATCTCTTTCGGATGTGGTTTGAACCGAGACTCACCGGGTTCCATTTGCGCATATTCGCAACGGAGGAAGTAGTCATTGCTCATCTTAATCCGATACGCAATATTGATGATTTCTGTGAACGCTTCCAATCGTTTTTCCCACCATTTCTCTTTGTAAAACTTATTCAAAGCAAACTTGGTCGAGAAATATGCTGCTAGCGCAGCTACAAGTAATGGAACAACAAATTTTGATAGAACATCCGTTAAATCCAGCGTTGTTTGCACAGGCATGGCGGTCATTTCATATCCTTAAATCATTAAAACTGTATTCATCATAACTTGATCATCGAATATGTTTAAGCGCATGTTCTTTTCTTTCCTGGCACTCCGCGCATGTCTGGCAGCCGGGAACTGCAGCGCGCCGTGGCTCGGGAATTGGCTCGTCGCATTCTTGACAACGTTCAGCTGAAACGGCATTGCGGTCGATGCGGTGAGCGGAAAGGGCGGCGTTACGCTGAAGCTCTTCAATCTCTGCTGCGGTATCGATGATGTCCATGGTCAATGCTCCCGGAACTGTCGGTTAATTCGGTTGAAGGTGAACGCCAGCAATAAAAAGGGAGCCATAAGCTCCCGGGTGATTAGTGCCTTCATGCGGCACCGCCTTCATTCTTTTCGGCTTCGACAGCCATCTGCTCAAGCCGCTGAGATAGCTCTGCGGTCAGCGTCTGGAATTCTTCCTCGGTAGCCACCGGGATCGGCACAAAGCGAATCCCGATGTGCGCCAGGTGATTGGCGATTTCGAGGCTCTTCCTCAAATCAACGGGCGAGGCTCTATTCATACCGCACCGCCAGCGTGCCGCAGCCAGATGCAGACCGCGCCATCTTCCGTGTCGTGAATTGAACCGACAAACCAACCATCGCCGTCAGGTGTTTCTGGCTGCCAAGCCGAAATGTCATAACCGTCCACATCGGGATCGACGTCATCCTCATCGCGGTACTCCACTTTCCACTCGAGGCCGTTCTTCTCAAGCCATGCGTTGAACTCAATGGGCGAAATGGATTCGCGTCCATCGCAAAACTCATCGTAAACCGGGTGAGTCCAGTAACCGTACTGGTCGCGTTCGACGGGTAGGGCTTTAAATTCTGTTGTCATTGTTCTGCTCCGAAGCGGCGATTAAGCCTGCCTGTGTATACGACGAACTCCAGGAGGCTAACTCCCAGAGCTTCAATTTTCTTGTGATGCTTGTTGATGATGGGTGGCACCGTTTCGTTCCAGTTTGGCTTTGGCTTCTTGCGCATGGCCTGCTGGATTTCCTCTGTGCAGCGGCGGCAGGCGGCGCGGACGGCGTTTTCATTTGCTGGCGTCATGCGGCCTCCCGGCGGGCGAGAAGTTTCGCCCCGAAAGCCATCAGCTCGTCCCGGTCCACAGTTGCGAAGTGGCAGTGTGTACGTGGGTACGGTCGCCAGATGATGAGCATCGACCCTTTGTTATTTCCCGATACTGGCTTACCGGTGACCGGGTTGATAAATGCCAGCCGCCCGGCGGTAATAAAGCGTACCTCGCTGGCGGTCTGGATAGCCTCTTTGAACCAGCCAACTGAAGTGTCTGCCGGTACCAGCATGACCGTCCCGATCTGATTGGCGCTCTCGGCAGCGGCTTTCTTAACGAACGGCGTGATGTCGCTGTATGGCGGATTCAGCCAGACGTAGCCGGGTACGTTCAGGCAATCAGTCCAGGGTGTTTCCAGCGTGTTCTGCTCGGCGGTGATGAACTTCCGGCACAGCGCGTTATGCGGCGCAGCGGCGGCATCAAGCTGGAAGCAGCACTCAGCATCAAGGGAAGCGAACAGCGCTGGTGGAGTGCGCCAGAGGTCGCGCTGGTCGAGCGGGGTTTTACTTCCGCGATAATCACCACTCAACTTCTCTGCTGGCAGCGCGGCGGCAATACGCTCACCAATCCAACGCATAACCGGCACCGCCATGCTATTGCCGATAGCTTTATAGCGTGGCCCGTCCGGGCATTCGGCAGTATCCTTCCCGCGCCAGCCGATCAGAGTGTGATTATCTGGAAAGCCCTGAAGGCGCTCGCACTCAATCGGTGTTAGGCGGCGAACCTGCATACCCCACCCGATAGCTCCTACCCCCATACCAGCGCGGCCGCCATTCGGTGTCAAAAGCGCGTTGGCAGTTCCGTCATTTCTCACTTCGACCGTGCTCCCTTCTGACCGACCACGGATTGCCAATGTGAATGGTTCAGTAACTATCGCGTTTTCCTGTCCGTTGTTGCGTCCGAGCGTGTGCGCAAGTTCTCGGTTGGTATCTGGATCCTGCGTGCCGTGCACTGCAAAAGTCTCAGTATCAAAATCCAACCTGATCCCATGCGCGGTGCAGGCGGTCGCCACATCAATATGACCGGCAGTATTGCCACCGCCAAAAGCAATCAGGTGTCCAGCTTGTGCCTGATTGTCATCTGCGCCACATGTTCCAACGCCTCGTGCAGTAAGGGCGGCAACAGCCTTTTGCGTTTCTCGGCGCGGCGCAGTATCCCGGCGCACGCTGTCGAACTCAAAAAGTACTTCTGCGGGATCGAATCCTTTTCGAGCACTTGCGACAACGAACACACGGCGGCGTCGTTGGGCCACTCCGAAAAATTGAGCATCAAGGACGCGCCAGGCGATAACCCTTTCTGGTCCAGACACACAACCTGCGTGCGTCCATTTTCCCCCTGCTGGCTGCAACTCACTGCTTTCACCGGCAAGTCCTGCCAGAAAGCACCCGAAGGCATTGTCTTTGCTGCTGAGCACGCCGGGGACGTTTTCCCAGACGATGATTGCTTCTGGCTCACCGCGTTCGCGGCGCTTTGCGTCGATTGCATTGGCTAATTCCACGTAAGAGAGGGTTAACTGCCCGCGGTCGTCAGAAAGGCCTTCACGTAAGCCTGCGATGCTGAATGCCTGGCAAGGCGTACCGCCGACCAGAACATCAGGCGCTTCGACATCACCAGCGCGCACCGCATCGGCGATTTTGGTCATGTCGCCGAGGTTGGTTACGTCCGGCCAGTGATGGGCGAGGACTGCGGATGGGAATGGTTCGATTTCAGAGAACCAGGCAGGTTTCCACCCGAGAGGTTCCCACGCTTTACTGGCAGCTTCGATGCCGCTGCACACGCTTCCGTATTTCATGCCGCCTCCTGCCTTTCCCGATATTCCTCAGCGAGCCGCTGCGCCTTTAATGGATTGCTGACCACTTCACCCCATGGCATTAGCCAGCCGTTACCAATGAAGGGAAGGAACAGCGTGCCAACCCTGATGTCGTCGTGAGCGTGAGTCATAGGATGGACTCCATTTCGTCGATGTAGAGGCCCTGAGCAATCAGGCGGCGACGGCGGGCGGCACGTTCAATGCATTCCTGCCGCCTTCCTTCCTGCGATTGTTCGATGGCGCGACGGGTGAACAGCCGCGATTTACCCTGTGGCGTTACAACCTTCGGCTTCGTGACGAGGTCGAAAGTGCGGTCGCAGATGCCGTCCTCATTGATCCATTTTTCAGACTCAACTATCTGCGCTATCTGTCCGGAGCCGCGGGTAATGCCGTTGGCGACCCGGTTAAATTCGATGAGCGTTACGCCAAACTTCTCGGCAATTTCGCTACCGGTTACCGGGCGGCCGCGGGTCTGAATCATCCAGATAACGCGCTCACGAAGGCCGGAGAATTGCCCGGTGCGCCCGGGCCTGCGGTAGAAGGGTGTGCGTTTCATTTCCACTGCTCCCCGAACGTGAAGCCGATTTCCGCCAGCGCTTCGTCCATCTTCTCGATGAACTCCGGCACCATTTCATTGAAATCGGTCATGTATTGCGGATCCCGCTCAACGACGACGTGGTGAATACCTTCGCGTTTCATGCGCGGGTCGTAGTTGGCAAAGAACCAGGCTTCTTTCCCGGTCA